GATTTACTTAATGGTGGTAGTGGATTTGATGATGTACCTTCAGTATACATTGTAGATAATAGAACTAACGGTGGAACTGGTGCTACTGCAGTTGCTTCTATTTTCAATGGTCAAATCACAGATATTAACATAACTGCCTTTGGTTCTGGTTATTCTGCTGCTACACCTCCAGAAATTGTCATTCAATCACCTCCGAGTGCTAAATCATCTGCTGAAATAGGTCTAAACGAAGTTACTGGTTTTGCAGTTACTGAAAATGGATCTGGATACAAGAAAGCAGCATTTACTGGGTGTGCTAGAGCAGCATCTGGTATCACTTCATATACTGAAGATGGTAATGCGGTATTTACAAGTAATACTACTGCAGCACCCGCAATAGTTGGTGCTAGTGTAAAATGTCTTGATGCATTGTTTGTAAAAAGACTATTAGACAAATACACTGAACAATTCTTACCTGATGTTCCCGAACTTGACTATTCTAAGATTGATGTAAGAACATCTATCAAAACTGTAAAAGATTTCTACTCTTCTAAAGGTACATCCTTCAGTATTGCATATCTTTTCAAACTTCTTTATGGTGAGAGTGTTTCAGTTACATATCCAAAAGATCAGATCATCAAACCATCTGCTGCAACTTGGTCTATTGATACAATTCTCAGAGCAACTAAAGTTTCTGGAGATGCAACTAATATAAGAGATGGATTACTTACACAAGATGCGGACATTGCTGATCCAAACGTTTTAGCAGCAAGTGCATTAGTAGAGAACTATATTTCGATTAAAACCTCAGATGTAGAGATATTTGAACTTGTTTTATCAGAAGAGACTATTACTGGGACATTTACCGTACCTTATAAGACAAAACTTGCAGAACCTCTCAATACAACCGACTCAATCATTACGGTTGACTCTACTGTAGGTTGGCCAGAAAGAAACGGTGAATTTGTTATTGGATCTGGTACTAGAACAGAAGTTGTACAATATAAGGAAAAATCACTTAACCAGTTTATTGAATGTACTCGTTCAGCAAATGGTGTTGTAGAAGATTGGGATTCTGCTACACAAGTTTCTTCTAACTTTACAGTATACGTTAATAAGGGAACACTACAAGAAGTAGTGATGAACATAGTAGGTATAGTTGATGCACAGCAAACAACACTAGTTGATACAGGTTCTTACTACCTACCAGGGGACAAACTAACAGTTTCTAAGTTAGGTGGTACTAGTCTTGACCCTCACCTTACAACATGGTTGTATAACGTTAAGAAACTTATTCAAGTTACTGGTATAACCTTCGGTGGTGTTAATAATCAGTTTGCTACTGTAACTTGTGCAAATAATCATGGTTTGTTGGTTGGAGATCAAGTTACTGTATATGGTGCTAACCCAATCATCTATAATGGTTCATTCTTAGTCACATCTAGAGATACAAGCACAGTATTCCAATATCAGTTACCCCAACCCGCAACTGTGGTACCACAGGGTAATATACTTGTATCTGTTGACTTGAACAAAGGTAAATCTGATAGCACTGCAGTATTCAATGCTATTGGACCATACACAACTAACGTACAAAACTCATTTTTTAATACAACCTATGCATACCTAGCTTCAACTGGTATACCAAACTATAAAATTGGTCCATTTCCAGGGTCTGCACTATTACCAGGCAACCAACGAAAGTTAAATCGTTTCCCTATAGTTTCTACAACTATATCAACAAAAAATACTATATCTCCAGGACCTATAGGTACATGGGTAAATGGAGTATCAATATGGTCATACAAATCAACTAGGAAGAAAACATTTGGTGCTGTTACTAGTGTTGGTATTACTAATGCAGGATCTGGATATGATGCTGCATCTCCACCAGTATTAACTATCAGTGGTGGTGGAGGAACTGGTGCAACTGCTGCGGTTGTTGTTAACGGTTCTGTTAGTGAAATTACTGTTACTACTGGTGGTACAGGATTTACTTCTTCTCCTCTAGTTTCAATCGTTGGCGGTGGCGGTTCTGGTGCTGCTGCAACTGCTATCATTACAAAAGGAGTTGTATCTAGAATATTAATCAACTCAGGTGGTACTGGATATACTTCACAACCTCAAATCACTATTGTAGGTGGCGGTGGAAGCGGTGCTGCTGCTACAGCATCTGTTCGTGGTCCTATTCAATCAGTTGCCATATCAGCAGGTGGTACTTCATATACATCAACTCCTACTGTAACATTAAGTTCTGGTAGTGGTGCTGTTGCATAAGCTATAGTCAATAACGGTAGAATCATATCTATTGCGATTATATCTGCTGGATCTGGATATACGACTGCTCCTGAGATCACTATACAAGGTGCAGGTTTTGGTGCTGTTGCTAGAGCAACTATAGACACTGATGGAGAAAATGCAGGTAGAGTGACTGGTATCACTATTGTTAACAGAGGTATTAGTTATGTACAGGGAACTACTGTAATAAGTCTAAACTCAGTTGGTGCAGGTGCTTCATTTAATGCTAACGTATTTGAGTGGACTTATAACTTACAAAAATCAACAACATTTGATAGTGCTAAAGGTTCTGTATTTGAAGGATATAATAATCAGTATGGTGGTGAATATGCACACTTAAGCAATCCTCAAACACTTAGATATATTCTTGGTGATAACTTATTTGAAAATACAGCAGGTTTAATAAAAGAAAAGGAAGATGGACTCGAACACTCTCCTATTATTGGTTGGGCATTTGATGGAAACCCAATATACGGTCCTTATGGATACTCAGATCCTACAGATCAATCCTCATCAATAGCAAAATTAAATACTTCATACAGACTTAAAACTAATCTAGTATATAATGTAGATTCTAATCCCACTCCTGTTAGAACAGCAGGACCATTATTAACTGCTGAAGTTGCAGGTAATTTTGTAGAAGACTATGAATATGTGTTTGGTCTAGGTGCACTCGATCAATATAACGGTAGATTCTGTAAAACACCTGATTATCCAACAGGTAGATATTGTTACTTTGTTACTATTGATTCTACTGAAGATGGTGGTGCATTATTCCCATATGTTTTAGGACCTGATTTCAACTCGGTTGTAGACACTTGGAACTTAAGTGCAACTGCTATTCAGCAAAATATTCCTACTGGTGTTGTTAGATATCGTGATCCTTATGAGAATGTTGATATTGACGTTGAGAGGGCACCAAATGCCTCTACAAACGCTCTAACACTAGAGAATGGTGATATACTACTATTTGAGATAGAAGACGAAGATAGAAGTGGTGTTATTGAAGCGGATGAGACTGCTGATCCCGATCAGGTCTTTGAAGAGTCACCATTACAATTATTTGATTACTTCCCAACTGTTAAGTTGGATTCTAAGGTTGATATTGAAGTTGAGACTACAACTAAGTTTGAAGATGCTTCGGTAACTGGATTTACAGTTGAAAACCCAGGTATATCTTATCAGGTCAATGATAGACTAATCTTTGACAACACTGATACTGATGGTTCTGGTGTTTCTGCTCGTATTTCAAGAATCGTAGGTGAAACAGTTGAAGCATATACATTTGAAAATATAAGTGGTAATAACTTTGGTGTTCTTACTACAGTCAATCCACATAACTTACAAGCAGGTGATAGTGTATTTGTTGACTATACTCCTGTCATGGCAAATACCAATAAGACATATTCAGTCAGACAGTTTAAAGGTATTGAAGAAATAGTTATTAATACAACAGGATCTGGATATAATAGTGATATTCCTCCTACTATCATTATTGATGGTAATGGTACTGGTGGTCAGTTAGAAGCAGTTGTAACATCAGTTGGATCTATTGAAACTGTTAATATTGTAAACTCAGGTTTTGGTTATACAAGTAATCCTAGAGTTATCCTTTCACATCCTCAAGTATTCAAAAAGGCAGATTACTATATCGCTAAGTTTAGTAACGCACAATATGTAAAAGTAAATGACGTTTATGTAAACTCTGACAAAGAAGTTTATCTTTGTGGTAAAACTAAAGACTCATCAGGTAATGCAGTTGCATTTTTAGCAAAACTATCTGCATCTGGTGTTAAAGAATGGGAGAAGACATTAGAACTAGCAACTGGTCAAGAAGAGTCCGAATTTATTAGATTATTTGTTGATGGTCATGATATTTGGGTTGTTGGTGAGAATAGACCAAATAGTTCAATTCTTTCGCAATATAATCCAGATATTGTACTTGCTAAGTATGTTGAAGCATCAAACGGTCTGACTGCTGCACTATCATTCCAAAAAGGATATGCAGGTATCTCTGGTTCAACTCGTGCTGATCACATTACATGCATTAAGAAATATTCTAGCACTAGATTTATTATTGGAGGATTTACCAATACTAACTCAGGTGCACCTTATGATGCATTTATAGCATCTATTGATACTTCTGGTAATTTTGCAATCAAGAGAAAACTTGCTTCTTCTAATAAGTCTGAGAAGATCACCGACATTATAGTTAATGGAACAGACGTATATGCTTCATTAGAAATTGCTGCTACTTCTTCTGCTGCAGATATTGATGTTGCAGTTGCTAAGATTAGTTTTGGTACTACTGTTATAACAGTAGACTGGGTTAATCAGTATGCAAATAGTCTATATTCTATACTAAACTCAAGTCTTGATATTGATGAGTTTAACGAAATCTATATTACTGGTGGACTAAGACTTAAAGCAGATGATGCAACTAGAGATAGTTGGTGGGTTGGTAAGATAGACACAACAGGTGCTCTTATTTGGAACTATAGATATCTTGCTCCAGGAAGAGATCTTACTATGGCAGCAACTTCTGCTATTGATATCTTTGGTGATTTGAACGTAGCATTTACAAGAATAGACAATACAAGTACATTAACAACTATCGATACTGTTAAAATTGGTTATGATGGTAAAATTAAAAATCATACAACCAATCAATCAACTGCAAATAAGATTGAAGGACTTACTGTTCACTCAATAGATGTTGATAACTCTGGTGATATTCACGCTGTAGGTCAGACTCAATGGAATAGAAATGAGTTCTT